AGAACGGCTGCTTATAACCGAAGAAAAATTATCATGGGTTCTACGCCTGTTGACGAAGAAACCTCTGTGATCAATAAGTGGTTTGAGGCCGGTGATAAGAGGTATTATTTCGTACCCTGTCCACATTGTGGTTATTACCAGAAATTAATTATCGAAAATCTCATTTTTGATAAGGAAAATATCGACCTTGGGGTGACTTACAAGTGCTCTCATTGTGCAAAAGAGATCCATGAGTCATCAAAGACCCTTATGTTAGAGGCTGGGGAGTGGAGAGCGACGGCTACAGAGGCTAGCGAGACTATCCGTAGTTACCACCTCAATTCTCTCTATTCTCCGGTAGGGTTTTTAAGCTGGGCAGATGTAGCCAAAGCGAAAATTAAGTCAGAAACTGACGATGTATTCGAGAAAACATTCCAAAATTTATACCTTGGTCTACCCTCGACCCAGGCAGCTGACGACTTCCCCTCGGCTGGGCTCTTATTTAAGAAAGGTGGGACTTACCCAGAGGGTGAAGTCCCAACCTTTAACGGTAAACCTATTAGCTTCCTCTTAGCAGGGGTGGATGTTCAGGATAATCGCATTGAGATTCTGGTTACCGGTTGGCATCGCAAAATATGCTTTGTAATCGAGCATATTGTCCTCTGGGGCAACACTAATAACGATGCTCACCAGGCTCCCTGGATAGACCTTACGGATTTATTGGAAAAAAAATACCCTACTAAGGGAGTGGATCTAGGCATCACCCAGATGGCTATAGATTCGGGCTATATTCCCCATAAAGTATTTGCTTGGCACAAGAGTTTAAAGAATCCCAAGATTGTAAGGGTCATTAGAGGGGTTCACTCGATAGACGCTATAATTTCCTTCCCAAAACTCATGGAAGTGAGCGTTTATTCGGGTAAAAAGAGTAAAAGAGGCAATAGATACTTCGATTTAAACACCCATTACCTTAAAAGAGAGGTCTATAAGAGGCTATTAATTGATTCAGAAGAAATTACGGAATCTTCTATATTATTCCCTGAAAAAATGAGCAGGGAATTTTACGAACAGCTCTGTGCGGAGCGTATGGTACTTGCTGATAGCGCTGATCCAATGGATAGAACGGGTGTTAGGCGCTATAAGTGGCGTGCTGTGAGGGAACGTAATGAGATCTTAGATACTATGGTGTACAATCTGGGGTGTTGGTACGGCTGCAACGCTAACAGATACTCTCAGAGCGATGAAAGATGGGATAAATTCGTGAATATTAAAGGGAGATTTATTTGATGGCTGTTAACCTCGAGGAAAAATATGAAGCTATTCTTGATGCTATTACTAGCGGAGCTACTAGTATCACATACAGTGGTAAGTCTGTGTCATTTAGGTCGCTTGATCACATGGTAGCTACAGCACGTATGATTCAAAGAATGATGGGAAATAAAGCTGGAGATGCCAAGAAAGCTAGGTTGAGATATGTGAACCCTAATATAGGTGGGATATTTTTAGATGAAAACCGGAACACCCGGGGTTTTTAAGAGGATTTTCCTCTCAAGAAAGAAAAAATTAAGCGATAAACTCGTTGAACAAGACGGAAAGCTTAAAATTCTTGAGCGAAGGTACTATGAAGCCCTCAGAGATCAGCGAAATGTCCTCACTCCACTCTCTAAATGACCGAAACCACTGGCAACAGAAGCCTTTACGGGATCAAGCTCGTCACCTCTACGAAAACGACTCGATCACGAGACGCCTCGTCGACTCGATCACGTGTAACATGATCGGAAAGGGCGTTACACCGGTCGTTTCAGGCATCCCAGAGTACAAAGCTGCTGTTGATGGGTTCTTTTATAATTGGATGTCTACAACTGACGGGGACTTCTATGAGAGCAATACCCTCACAGGTCTTCAGAGCCTCATTGTACGCTCTTTAGTAAGGGATGGATCGGTATTCGTACGACGCAATATTAAACGTCGAAAATTAACCTTAGAAATTCTTGAGGGTGACTACCTTAATGTGAAGCTAAACGGGCTTGATGCTGACACTGGTAACCAGATCCATAATGGAATTGAATTTACTGAGGAAGGCAAAATAGTTGCCTACCACCTCTTCTCTCACCACCCAGATAACTTCAGCATAGGTAGCTTAAATGCGGAACAAAATAATTTCTTAGAGGTTAAACGGATTTCAGTTGGTGAAATTTGCCATTTAAAAAGACTAGATCGTGCAGGCCAGCTAGATGGGTTTTCATGGATTGCCCCTGCAATGGATCGAATATGGGATTTAAAAGAGTACGAAGAGGCGAAATTAAAGCAGCAAAAACTCCAGGCCTCATACACTGCTTTTGTCCAAGATAACTTTGAATTAAGCGAAGAGGAGAGAGAGGACTTTATTGGACTCAATGATTCCACTGCTACCTTTGATGAAAATGTAAGGAAAATAGAGCCTGGATTTGTTGAAGAACTCCCACCTGGGAAAACCATTACATTCCCGTCTCCTAGTGCCACTCCAAATGAATTATTCGTAGAGCGTGCACTACGTCAAATTGCAGGCTCTGTAGGGGTCTCATATGAGATCTTTAATGACTACAGCCAGGTCAACTTTAGTAGCGGTAGAATGGGCTTTTTGGAGATGAACAGGCATATACGTCATCAGCTGGAAACCACAATTATTCCTCAGTGTTTTATGAAGATATCGCACTGGGTGTTAAAGCATCTAGAATGGACAGAACAATTACCCCCTAACCATGGTGTAACGGTGCGCTGGAGCCCAGAAGCACCGGTTATGATTGATCCTGAAAAGGAGATTAAAAGCTTACAGAATGAGGTGAGTTCGAACTTCATTTCTATGAAGGAAGCTATGTCTAGATTGGGCTATGACTTTGACAAAACCCTCGAAGAGATCAAGGAATCCAATCAAAAACTTGATGACTATGGGCTTTCTGGTCTAGTATACGGGCAAGGCGGGGCTGTAAGTCGTGAATTCTTATCAAAAGTCAATAAGATTCCTATGGATAATCGTCAGGATTTCACTCTTTATCGTAAATTACAGGCTAATACTTTGAAGTTAGAAGAGGCAAATATAGAGACCGTAAGGCTTAATAATGAGCAGCTTAAAGTGGCTGCAGAGAGCCCTGAAGAGGGTGCTGAGGCTCCAACAGAATAGGTAAAATTATGGTTAAAACGTTAATTAAAAGACGCTCTGAGACTTATAAAAAAACTAATAAAGGCTATCACCTGGTGGACGTTGTCGTCTCGACCGGGTGTTTTGTCGCTCGGGAGATGCAAAATGAACAGGGGGAATGGGAAAATTTCGAGAGAGGATTGGAAATTAGTCATAAGGCGATCCGTCTCGAACGTCTTAAAAACGGTGCTCCTGTCTTAAACAACCACCATGACGGCTCTCAAGGAGAGCGTCTGGATGTAGGTGATGTCATTGGAAGGGTTGAGGATGCTTGGATAGAGGATTCAGCTGATGGCCCTGCTCTCATTGCTCGTCTGAGACTTTCTTATATTTCTGATAAGGAAAAAATCATCTGTAAGAAGGTTGAGGCTGGAATTCTTAAAGCAGTTTCTGTGGGCGCAGAGGTTCATCAACAGAAAGAAATTGAGTCCTCTCCAGAGGGTATTAAAAGGTATGTAGCAGTCGATTGGGAGCCTCTAGAATTAAGTCTAGTGGCCATCCCAGCTGATTATGATTCTATTATAAGGAATAAGCCGAAATCGAAATTAAAAAATTATGATCAATTCACGAATTTAGACATGGGAATAAAAAGGGAGAAAAAAGTGGGAAAAAAACTTAAAAGAAGTGGGAAAAAGGTGGTGAAAGCGGGGTCGAAATTTACTCCTCTTGAACTTATCGATAAGCTTTTCGCCCGCTTAACGACTGAGGAACGAGACATGTTCCTGGATGCTGTAGAGCGTCGTCAGGAAGAACCAATGACTGAGGAAGATACTGATGAAGAGCCTGCTGAAGAGGATCGTCAGGAGCATGAGGAGCCGGTTGTTGAAGAGGATTTAGAATCAGCTGCAATGGCTGCTGCGGAAACGGCTGTGGATTACATCCCAGCTGACGTTGAGCCAGAGGTTGCAGATGACGTTGTAGAGGCTGTCATGGATGTTCTAGACGAAGATTTAGGCGAGATGATGGAAGAAGGCGCTGCTATGGAAGAAGAAATGGCAGAAGATATGGAAGAAGAAAAACCTGAAGAGGAAAAATTATCTAAGAAATTAAGGGTAAAAAATAAGGTTAAAAGACATCTTCAAAATAAGGTATACCGAAAAATTAAAAGTCCTGCTCTTAAACGTCGCATGAATATTCATGTTAATAGTTCTTATGAGAAAAATAACTCAAAAATAGTCCGAAATATGGCAATTAATTCAATTGCTGCACGAATGACTAATGATTCTAAGGGTAAATTTGCTAAGGGTGCTGGTGAGTTCTACGGCAAGCCTACTCTAGAGATCTGTAGACGCTTACTTGAGCAAAAAGGCGTGCCTAAAGCTCGTGATATGAGCAGTGAGCGGATCTATCGTATGGTCACAGGTGGTGGAAAAATGTACGAGCGCAGAGCAGCAGGTCCTATCATGGCCTACGCTGATTTGGCGGCTCTTATAGAGAACTCTGCAACCAAGGCTGTAACTTCCTCTTATGAGCAGTTTAGAGGCGAACAAACGTTCACAGGCTTCGTTAAACGAGGTACCGTGCCTGACTTTAAGGATCAAGATCGGGTAAGTATTTCGGACTCTGGAGCTTTGAAGAAGGTAGAACCAGGGGAAGCTCATGAAATAGACAGTGTGGATGTTGGTAAGGANCAATTTAAGGTNGAAACTTACTCGAAAATATTCCAGATTACCCGACAGGCCTTCATGACGGATGATACTCAGGAATTGGGTAAGATTTTTGCTTCGGGTAAGGGCGCAGCGGACGTTGAGAGTGACCTAGTCTACGATCAGGTTACGGGTGGTAGTTATGGCGGCGCACCTCTCTATAGCACTGGTAGAAATAC